AAAGGACTCGCTGTAACGCTTCTATTTGTCCTCTGCGGAACCAGAATTGTTTCTCGTCTGGGATGGTAGTAATATCCTGAAGCAAATCCATATTGTCGGATATATCTTCTACATATTGCTTCCAGCCTTGTGAGGAAAACAAATCTAGTAACGTTTCGTAATACTGTTGTAATTCTTTGTCCATCTCTTTTTCCTTTCTTTGTTAGGAGAGATGTTGCTATTATACCACACTTTTAACAATTTGTCAAGCGTTTTGTTTACTTTGCATTTGCATAGTAGCAATACGCTCATTGCTTTGTATGTCTTTCTCTTTAAGCATTAGATCGGCAATCTTTGCTCGTTTGGCAAATTCAGCTTCATCTGCGTTACCTGTCTGTAGGTTAGTAGAGAGAGCTGCCGCCAACTTAGCCTTAACAACCTCTGGCTCCAATTGAGATTCGATTGAATACTTCTGGGCACGGGCTTGCGCTTCCATAGTTTGAGCCTGTACCAATTCAAGTTGAGCCTGAGCCATCTGAGCCTGTTGCTCCATTTGCTGCTGTTGCGCCTGTTGTGCTTGTTGTTCTGCTTCTGGGTTAGGCTGCATAGATTGTTGCAACTGAGCCATGAGTTCTTCACGGTTAGACAGACCCATGTTGTCAATAACAGCAGATACCAGCATTGGGTACATTGGGCTATCTTGACCAAGGGTTTGCAACAGTTGAACCAGTTGTGTTACCTCGTACTCACGGGCGATAACACCCAGAGATGATGAAGGTACAAACTTATAATCGCTAACAGGGTAGTTATCAGGGTCAAACTGCATGTAACGCCATGCTGTCTTCTCGATCATAGGGATCAGAAAGGACTCTTGGAAGTTAATCAGGGTACGCTTGTGGCGCTTGATAATTGCACCCATAGACATAGAAACAGCACCAGCGGCAGCGTCACCATTGATAGTGCCGGGGATGCCAGCAGCGTCAATAGCACCTGTAGCCATCTGCACCATCTTCTGAAGCTCACCTGCCTGAGCGAAAGTTACCTGATCTAGGTTACCAAACTTAAATGGCTGGAGGATTTCAGCAGGGTTGCCGTTAGTTAGGATAGTCTTGCCCGGACGTACTTCCATCTTAGCCCCACGAGGCATACGAGAAGCGTCCATAGCGATCATAGGATGCACGGTAAGGGCTAGGGCATCAATACGAGCACGAAGCTCAGCATCAAGCGCCTTCTGGCTGTTATAGCCCTTCTCACAGATACCACGACCCCAGAAACGAGAGGGAACTACATCCCAAGGGAACGCTACAACAGGACGATCCTGCATCATGTAGGGGTTCTCTTCAATCTTGAGTAGTTTACCGCCGTTGGCAATAACAATGATTGCCTCAACGTAGCCTTCTTCCTCATCTTCTTCATCGTCATCAGATGTCAGCGTCTTAGACATCTCATCATCATCTTCCTCGTCTAACATAGCCTCGTTAAACAAGTGTTTTGGCACTAAACCGTAGTATTTAGTAAGGCGTACCTTATCTTCGTCAAAAGTAGACAGCTCTTTGTCTGCTTCCAAGTTAATGTCGGTAGCTGCGGTCTCAATATCAACATCACGATAGATACCGTTCTGTATACCTAGCTTAACTTGGTGTGTGGGTACAAACTCGTCGATAACAACACCTAAAGCATCCTCAATAGAAGTAGCTACAGGGTCAATTAAAAAGTTTTGTGGTAGAACAGGGCGTAGTTTAACAACAACACGGTCTACAATGTTAACACCAACCGCTTCCATCGCACCATCCATAAGAGGTTGCGTAGCTGGCTTCATTTCCTTGACTTCTTCGATGACTATTTCACCAATACCAGTGCCAAAAACAGCAGAGTTTAGCAAACACTCAGCAACAGCCTTGCGTGTCTTGGTAAAATGGAAGTCTTCTGTCAATTGCTCACGTAAATAAGCAATATCTTGTGGGTCTTTGTCGTTGCGGTCATCACGAATGTCAAACCACTTACCACGTCCAAAGGTAGCTTCCTCTACTTCAGCTACAGATGACTCTACGGCTTGTTGTAGGGCAGGGGAAATAAGACGTGAACGCTCTGAATCACGAGTTTTATCCTCAGCAGCCCAAATACCACGCCATAAACGGTAGTACTCGTCAAACTTTTGTTCGTAGTTAGCCTGATAGTGATCACGCCACTCATCGGCTTTGTTAATAACCCAGTTTTCTAACTTTGGGTTAGCAAATTTGTTGTCATCATCCATATTAATATCCTGAAATTGTGTCTAAGTACTCGTACTCTTCCTCTTCAAAATCTAAAACATAAGCTACTTTTGCAAGTTGCTCGATGTAAGATAATGCATCGGGTAAGTCATCATGTACTAGTTTGTTTGGAAACTGGAATAGTTGGTCTAGGAACTCGTTGTTCCAATCACCTTTGTTAAGCTTAACGTAACCATTCTCAAAGCGCCCTTGCAGCGCCCATACGACACGATCTGTCTTCTTCTTATTACCGTGTGTAAGCTCATCAACCCTAAAGAAGGTTTGACTTCTCTTCATAATGTCGTTCATGTAGGGCATAACCGCCTGTCTAGCGATACCCTTCTCAATTCCAACTGCTATGGGTTCGTACTTCTTAACAGCATCAAATATCTTCTTAGCTGTCTCTTTAACATCCCACCTACCGTAGATAATCTCTGCTACCCACCAACCGTTTTCGTTGGCTTTAACTATAGCCATAGCAGTAGAGTCAAGGCGAGTGTTTTTAACACCCTTACTTCCATCTTCCTCAAAACCCGCTAAGTCAACCGCTATGTAGAAGTCACCCTCTTTAGGCTCTTCCTCATCAAACTTTATCCACTCTTCTTTGAATAACTCTCCACCTGCCGCCTCGAAAGATGCCATAAACTCCTGCCGGAATGCAAATGAGGACATGCTTTTCTTAGCTGCCTCAATTTCTTCAGAGTCAAGTAACGGGTTATCGAACGAAGTAAAGTGGAAAGACTTAAATGTCTCATCTTCACCCTTTAGTCCATATTGGTATAAATCATAGAAGTGGTTCCTGCCCATTGGAGTTCCAATGAACATGGCACGACCCTTCAAGTCAGCTAAAGCAGGTCGAAGGATTTGCTCCCACACCATCGGCTTCATATCTGCATACTCGTCAAGGACTAAGAATTTTAACGAAACACCCCGCATCGTTTCAGGGCGGTCAGCACCTTTGAGACTAATAGTTGCCCCATTGATAAGCTTAATCTGCAAGTTGTTAATGTGGCTACCTGTAATGACAGCATGACCCACCTCAAGCAAAACTTGCCACATGATGTCACGAGCTTGACCTTGTGTAGGAGCAACATAGAATACGTGACCTTTTTCGCTTTGTAGCGCTTCAACTATTAATCGGTAAGCAGCTAACCTACTCTTACCAGTACGCCGACCAGCCGCTACCACATGGAAACGAGTCTCGTCAGCCCATACCGTCTTTTGCCACGGTAACAGCTCAATCTTTAGATCACTCAAGGTTTTTTAGGTAAACGGTCTTTTTACCTTCCTTAACAGCTCGCAGCACTTGGTTGTTATTCTCACCTTCTTCGAATGAGCAGTGAACCCATCCGCTATTTGGCTCACCCTCTTTGTAGAACTCTAGGATGAGTTGTTTGAAAGTAAGGTTATCAATAATCCACTTAGCTAAATCTTTATTGTCTAGACCCGGAACCTCAAAGTCAGCCGCACAACCCTTACAGTGGTCGCTTGTGGTACTTCCACCAATCGCCTTGTTTAACTCAGGGGATCGGTAGCCACTGGTGACGGTAACAACCCCATGTGAGTCTCTAACCTTCTGTAGCACCATGTTACACAGGGTGGTTAAGTTGTTTAACTCTGGGTTATTAGGGGTGTTGTCAATATCCTTGCGGATTGCCATGTCACTTTTAGTTAACTCTTGGAGGCTAAAGTTCTTACTTAGTTTCATTTAAATTTCTTTTCTAGTACTTTTTCGAGGAGACCCCGGAGTCCATAAATAACCACTACCATGCCGATAATGATGTAACGATACCATTCAGGCATCTGAGCGATAACAGTAAACCCTGCTAGGGAGTAAGTTTCTAAGCCGGGTATAAATGCCATAAGCATTGGTGCTAGAAAGACAATGAGTAGAAGTTCATCCTTCCAGCTCTTAGTCATTTGTTCCATCGCTAGGCGGTCTAGGTCGTAGTTCTGAGCCTGACCTTCTTGAGCCATCTTGGTGATGGCGATGGCCTTAGCCTTTTTAATATCTGAGTCAGCCTTGATCTCGACTAGCTTGGCTTCTAGGGTGGCTTCAGTTTGCTTCTGCTTCCCCTCCAGCCACGTGCCGCCTAGGGAGAGTAATGATGTTATAACTGGTATCATGATATATCCTCAGCATCAATTACATCTGATACAATGGTCTCACCAACGCCACTGATGGTGATGTTAACAGAAGGTCTACTGTTTGATGAGGTGGCCTTATCGAAATATGACATGGGTAACATACGGTCAACCAGAAGCTTCCACGCCGCTGCTTGATTCTTGTGGTCATCGTCAAGTGCAGCGTCTAAGATGGAGTCTAACACCTTGCGGGATTTAGGTGACGCCATCAACCGAGCTTTAAATTCCTCGATGGCTGAGGCATCCCCTTTAGGTCTACCAACTGGTCTTTTCTTAACTTCGGCTAACCTATCTTTCGATGGTCTACCCTTCTTAACTGGTTGTTTTGGATTGTCCATTGCTGGTTCCCCTATGTAGCACTAACTAGGCTATATAGACTACATACTTTCTAGTGCTAGTTAGTCTATATAGCTATGAACTATGAGGTAGTGGTTAACCATATTTAGTAACCAGAAACATCATACCCTATATAGTACACAGTATAACACACTTTTGCTATTTTGTCAAGTCTTTTCTTCACTTTTTCTTATTTTTTTTTTAGGTCAAAAATACTGTTCAGTCGAAATAGTCACCTTAGCGACTTCGACTGTTAACTTTCCTTTTCTTGTTAACTCTCTCCTGTTAGCTGTTCAGTCAAAAGTGCTTAAAAATTAAGCAGTTATGCTTGTTAGCTATATAGGTATTGTTTTCTAATTTACCCCTATTTTGTATCTGGGCAGGTACTACAAATATACAACGCAGGCCAAGCCCTCCCCGGGGGTGTTGTTGTAGATATGCAACAGTAATGGCTATGTAACTTTGTTACCAATATAAGCATATAGTTATGTAACTATGTTACTATATAGTCATGTGTGAGGGGCTGTGCTGGTGGCTATACAGTTAAACAGACAGACCAGACAACCTATAGCAAAAGACTATCAAGATAAGCAGCCGATTAAAACATACAATCAACAAAAGTATTGACAGCGTAGAAAACTGCGTTATCATTGACACATCAACAACCAACCAAGGGGTTAACCATGCAAAAGACATTCTCTAAGACAGCAACCAAAACCGCCAAGCTATACACGTTCGCGCAAGTAGTTCAAAATGGCACGCGTGAGGAAATCATAGATGAACTAGTCGAATTGATAGCTTCGCCCGCGTTCGCGTCTATCGGGTGGAGAGTTAACCTAGGTAAGCTATTGGGCGTAATGTTAAACGACGAACCCGCGTTTACGGTGTTTAAGCTTGACGGTAACTCTAAGCTTCCATTCGTGGCTTTTAGTTCGTTACCCGGCGTTACATGCCCCGGCGCGGGCGCTTGTCTTGATTTCTGTTATAGCTTCCGCGCTTGGCGTTATCCGGCTGCGTTCGCCCGTCAATGCCAGAATGCTTTCCTCATGCGGTTTAACCAAGGCGCTATTGTGCAAGCTTTCCGCGCTATAGATAACAAGGCGAAAAGCCCCTACGACTTGCGCTTATATGTCGATGGTGACTTTTCAAGTACTAATGACGTAGAATTTTGGTTCGACCTTATCGACGGCACGAACGCCCGTGTTTATGGTTATTCTAAAAGCTTCAATGAATTGTTAGCGTATAAGGGCGCGTTACCAAGCAATTACGTTTTGAACGTTAGCAGTGGACACAATAGCGACGCGGACACCATTGCACGGGTAAAAGCTTTGCCGATTACGCGCGGTGATTTTATCGCGGTGTCTATCGGGCGGCGCGTCAAGAGTAGCGAACATGGGACACGGGCGGTTAACCAAGCTTTGCGGGAATCATTCGGGGCAAAAGCTTTTCCATGCCCGGGCGCTTGCGGTACTTGCACCGGGAAAGGTCACGCATGCGGCATGCAAGCGCTTAAGGGTTTGCCGATTGTGATCGCAGTACACTAAGGGGAAATTATGCTAAAAGACGCTATCGGTTATGCTTTGTTGTTTACCGCTATGCTTGCGCTTATGCTTGCATACTTTGATTGTTTAACCTACTAAGGGGGATATATGCAAAATAGATTCGAGACGCTGCAAGAGGCGTTAGACGCGGAGGAAATTGCGCACATGTGGGATTGTTCGCCGATTAACTACAACGAAACGCGGACGCTTACTTACGCGGACGGTTCACGCTATGGACACTATATTTCAATCTACCGGGACGAACGCGGGTTGTATGAGCGTCCCATTCATTATTCAAGAAACTAAGGGGTAAGCATGGCGACATTGTTAGAACGCCTAGAACGGGCGGAGAGGCGCTTATTCATCTATCCGGCACACGTGGGTTATGACGCGCCCGAAGACGGCAACAACTGCGCTGTAAGGGCGTTAGCTAACGTCAAAGGCGAACCCTACGAACTAAGCTTTAAAACGTTCGAACAGTTAGGAAGACGGCGCAGCCGGGGCACTAGCGCGAGACAATGCCACGCGGCATATATAGGCGCTGGCGGGCGCTTGGTTACCGTCTACGGGGTTACCAAACAAGCGATTGCATTTTCAAGTATAACGGGTGTTTATCCGTCGCCGGGTATGACGTTGGGGCGATTGATGGCGACGTTACCTAAGACCGGGCGTTATGTCGCCGTGGTGACACAACATGCACTTGCAATAGTAGACGGAAACGTGATAGACTTAAACGCAACCAAGGCGCAAAGACGCGTTACGGCACTTTATAAATTTGACTAGGGGTTTTTATGTTAAACTTTGAACAATTACGTTTAGGCTTACGGGTAAGAGTAAGCCAACATAAAGACGCCGGGCACTACATCATTAAGCGCATAGACACCGAACAGCGCATTGTTTTTATTGTCCCTGCTGTAGACAATGAGTTGTGCATGCAATGGGTGAGTGGCGAAGCTTTATATAAGGGGAAATTATGATTGACCAAGCGCAACACCACATAAACGAGGCCACACGGCTTATTAAACGGGCGATTATGACCGATACCCTACTGGGCAACGATCAGGCGCAATACGTGGCCTTTCTAGACCTTTGGGAATCGCTATACAGTTTAGACCGACTGATAAAAAACTGGGACGAAGACGAAGACGCAGTAAAACAAAACCTACTATCGGAAGAGGGTTAGGCATAGGGCATAAAGGTCGCTTTTCCTAATAGTGTTATCTATTAGTATTCCTGACCTTTTGTGCCACTTGCCTAGGGCTTTTCCTAGGTTATCGGAGCTATACATGAAATTAGACCAACTACTACTATCGAGTGGTGGCAAATTTATCACGGTTACCTTCACCAAAAAAGATGGCAGCTTACGCACTCTCACGGGGCGACTAGGCGTTACCAAGCATTTAAAAGGCGGTGTAAGCACTTTAAACCCTGACCTATACGTTACCATCTACGACGTGCAAAACAGCGGCTACAGGGCTGTAAACCGCTCCACAATCCAATCGGTAACGTGCGAGGGGGTAACTCATGAGTAATTGGTTTTTAGCGCTTGCTTTAGGGGTTATTCTGTCACTCTCACATTATCTAAACTAGGGGTTTTTATGGTATCGAATAAATTGGTAGTTTCAGGCTACAACGACGGGGTTTTGTTAATAGAATTAACTTACAATGGTTTGTTAGCGTTTGATCAAATCGATAAGATATGCGAAACACTACGGCAACCACTCAACGACATGGGTGAGCGTGTAACGTTTAATATCTCTATCATTGACGATAATTTTTAAGGGGTTACCATGAAAAAGTACAAGGTTACAGTGCGTAAGTGCGTCTATTATTACGCCGATATTGAGATGCAAAGTGATGGTGTAACAGATGATGACGTATTCGAAGATGCCTTCATCGCTATGGATGATATGGACGCTGCCTCTCTTATTGAAGATGATGATGAGCTAGAAATCCTAGGTGTTCAAGACTTAGGCACTGGTAGATACATCAATTTATACGAGGTTAGCGTATGATGTACGAAATTCAGACCAAATGGTCACACATGGTTGTCTATCGCACAACCGAACGTGGTAATGCGTTATACTGGCTCGAAGAAAATAACCAAGAGGGGATATTTGTTCTTGTAAAGGTGAAAAAAGTATGATATATTTGGCGGGTGCTATTTTGTTTATAATTTTAATTGGGAGCTTAGAATGAGATGTAATTGCTGTAATGTAATACTATCACCATTTGAGAGTACTACCAGAAAAGTGAGTACTAATGATTTCATTGACATTTGCGAAAAATGCTTGTCAACCATCGACGAAGATGTCAAGGTTTTGACCCGTGAAGATTTACGATCAGAAGTTGGCACGGATGTTGCAAACTATATAGACTGTTTTGACCTAACAAAGGATAATGATGAATAATAACGAAGAAGCTACGTTGTACTACACTGTTAACGATGCCATTGATGTTATCAATGCAATAGGTCTAGAATTATTTTTAGAATCTCTCTTCAAAGAGTCAAAAAAGCGTTCGTTAACCATTGATGAGATGGAGGCTATGCGTACGTTACATGACAGTTGGGAGTTATGATGGCTAACTACAAAAAGATGCATATACCCTGCGATCATTGCGGAAGTAGTGATGCAGCAGTTATCAACGAGGATGACTCGAAATATTGCTTTAAGTGCAATGTGCGAGACAAGCCACAGAATGGATTTAATATGGTTACCCTACCACAGGTATCAACTACACCCCAAAAACCTCACCTGAGCCGTTCTGATGCGTTTCAGAGCGGTATTAGTGACCGACGGTTGGCGCTAAAGACAGTCGAGGCTTACGGTGTTAAGTTAACAAACGAAGGAGAGGTGTTATTTCCCTACTTTGACAAAACAGGTACGCAGGTTGCCAACAAGGTGCGGAGTAAGGATAAACAGTTTAAGGTTGAAGGTGAGTGGAAGACAGCCCTATTGTTTGGTCAAAACAACTTCTCTAAGGGTGGTGATGTTGTTACCATTTGCGAAGGTGAGTTTGATGCGTTAAGTGCCTACCAGATGATGGGTGGTAAGCAAGCTGTTGTTAGTATCCGCTCAGGTGCTCAGTCAGCGCTTAGTGACTGTAAGGCATCCTACGAGTGGTTAGACTCATTCAGTAAGGTTGTTATCTGTTTCGATAATGATGAGGTTGGTCGAGAAGCTGCGAACAAAGTGGCTGACTTGTTTGGTGGTAAGGCGTTGTTATTCCAACATAGTCAACAACACAAAGACGCTAGTGACTGGTTGGTGCAACGTGCTGAGGTGTTATTCTCTCAGGCGTGGTTAGCATCGGAGAAGTATAAGCCAGAGGGTATTGTCACCATTACCGACATCAAGCAAAGGCTGTTAACCCCACCAGTGCCGGGTGTGCCTTGGTGTTTCTCTACGCTAACAGGGTTAACCTATGGGCGACGTAAGGGTGAGTTATATGCCTTTGGTGCGGGTGTGGGTGTTGGTAAAACTGACGTATTCACACAGCAGATAGCCTACGACATCGAGACGTTGAACAAGAAGGTGGGTGTTATCTACCTAGAGCAAAACGTGGTCGAGACAGGGCAACGGGTGATGGGCAAGCTAGACCAACGGCTATACCATGTACCTGACGCTGACTGGAACCGTACACAGTATGAGGAGAGTGTTAACCGAATAGAGGAGCGTGATCAGCTATACATGATGGAGCACTTTGGAGCGATGGATTGGAAGACGATCAAGGGCATCATTAAGTACTTCAACAAGGCGTATGACATTGAGCACATCTATCTCGATCACCTGACAGCGTTATCGGCGCAGGAGCAGGATGAGCGTAGGGCACTTGATGGCATCATGGCAGACATGGCCTCATTAGCGCAGGAGCTTGGCATCATCATCCACTTCATTAGTCACCTAACAACACCAGAGGGTAAGTCTCACGAAGAAGGTGGACGTGTGATGGAGAAGCATTTCACAGGCTCACGGGCTATTGCACGTTGGTCGCACTATATGTTTGGGTTAGAGCGTAACAAGCAGCACACAGACCCGATTAAGCGACAGACAACGACGTTCAGGGTGTTGAAGGATCGGTTTACTGGTCGAGCAACAGGCATTAAGTTTGGCTTGCAGTATAACCAAAACAATGGTATACTACGTGAAGCAGAGCTTTTAATGGATGATGTATTATGATGGAAGACTACGGGTATTGCAGTAAGACAGGCGTATGCTTCAACCCTTTTGGTGTTAAGCCTGAATGGGTGCAGAAACGAGCATACAAGATACGACATGGGCTGTTAATTGAGCAGACAGAGGAGGCATTGTTTTGACAGAGACTATTGGAACATCAAAAGTAACATTAATCCGTGAGAACGAGGATGGTAGTGCAGACTATCAATGTAATTTTTCACCGGAGGAGTTGGATGCGTTGGTTAGGCTGGGCATATTAACCACACTTCAAGCGGCGATTGAGGATGCTAAACGCCTTAACCCAGAGGAAGATGATGACCGACAAGATAACTAAGGACGGTGTGGCTTGCATCGACTTAAACTACTATTGGCGACCGATAGAGGAAGCACCACACGGTGTTAAGCTGCAATTGTTAAGTATGTATGGTGTGGCCTCTCACGGGTCGTTATCACCTGCTATAATTGAAGATGGGTTCTGGATTGGCTGGACACCCTTACCACGACGGAGGAAGTAATGATTGACAACATAACCCTATGGCACAAACGAGCACGACCAGAACCAACAGAGAAAGACTTTAACGTACAACTAGGTTGTCACCTTGAAGAGTTTGTAGAGATGTTGGATACAATAACCATACTTGGTTATCCTTCTTTTAACAAGGCGATTGATGCCATTGAGGAAATATCTGAACAGTTGAAGGCAGGGACATTAACTGTATCAACAGTAGATCGTGTTAACCTTCTTGACTCACTAGCAGATCAAATTGTTACAGCTGTCGGTGTTGGTGTATGCGCTAAGATGGATATGGATGCTGCCGTAGAGGAAGTTAACCGCAGTAACTGGTCTAAGTTCAATTACAAAGGCTACCCTGAGTTCGATGAGAACGGTAAGGTTAAGAAGGGTGAGCATTATCGTAAGCCTGATTTGAAGGGGATGTTTTGATTACCCCATCTTTTGTTAAGTTGAATGATCTAATCCCAGAAGGTGACTGGGAGTATTTTGAAGATCGTGAGATGTCAATGCGTGAAGCCGCAGGAGGGATTAAGTTTATGAAGGATGTAACAGAGACGCTAGACCAACGTGAGGGACGTTATGGTGAGTACAAGGATGTGTCAGCCACATCACAGTGGTTAAAAGATATTATGCATGCGGGTGATAGTTGGAATGCGATGGAACCCTATATGCAGGAGAGCTTGGACTTGATTGCTAACAAGCTGGCGCGTATCGTAAATGGTGACCCCTTTTATGATGATAGTTGGCACGACGTGGGTGGTTATGCTAAACTAGTGGAGATTGAATTAGCGAAAGGAAAGTAATGTGAACTTAGTTCTCGACATCGAGACAGATAGCAAGCAGACCAAGATTTGGTTATGCTATACCCATAACAGCGAGACAGGTGAATACGTATGTCACACAAAACCGGATACACTCATACCCTTAATAAACAAAGCAGAGAGATTGATAGGGCACAACTTGATCGGCTTCGACGCACCAGTGCTCAACAAGCTGTGGGGAACGAAGATTGGATTGAAGAAAGTGAGAGATACCTTGATAATGTCAAGGCTACTCAATCCCTCTATCGAAAACGGTCACAGTTTGGCAGCATGGGGCAAGAGGTTAGGGAATCGTAAGGTTGAGTACACACGCATTTGGCATTGGATGAAAGGGTTACAATATGACAAGACTTCTACTGCTCCTTATGACGATCCAGTTGATAACCTTAACCGCTTTTATTGTAGACAGGACGTGTCAGTAACAGTTCAGTTGTTTCGTATGTTAGAGCAGGAGCTATCTGGTTGGGGCGAGAGCGTACAGCTAGAGCATGACGTAGCGGCTATTTTAAAGAGGCAAGAGCAGCATGGATTTAAATTTGATAAGCACAAAGGTGAGGTACTTCTTGCTCAACTTACAGGTGAAGTTGCTGATATTGAAAGCGAATTGCAAGATACGTTTCCACCAATTGTCGAAGAACGAGTTAGTGAGAAAACTGGTAGAACTCTCAAAACCAAGGTGACCCCATTCAATCCCGGCAGTAGGCAGCAGATTGCTGAGAGGCTGGCGACATTGGGTGTTACCTTTACAGAGGAAACAGAGAAGGGAAGTACCATCATCAATGAGAAGGTGTTAGAGGGCATTGACTTACCAGAGGCTAAACTAATTGCTCGATATCTAATGCTTCAGAAACGCATCTCGCAGGTGAGTAGCTGGTTTGACGTTGTTAAGGAGGATGGTAGGGTACACGGTAGGGTGATAACAAACGGAGCCGTGACGGGGCGTATGACGCATATTAGCCCTAACATGGCGCAAGTGCCCAACAGTGGTAGTGAGTATGGTTCAGAGTGTCGTGAGTTGTGGACAGTTGAACCCGGTAACAAGTTGGTAGGTATCGACGCAAGCGGGTTGGAGTTACGTATGTTAGCCCACTATATGAAGGATGATCAATACACAAATGAAATCCTCAATGGTGACATACATACGGCTAACCAGAAGGCGGCAGGGTTGCTCAATCGAAACACAGCAAAGACATTTATATATGCTTTCTTATATGGTGCTGGAGCTGCAAAGATTGGAGCAATTGTAGGTAGTGATGAGAAGGAAGGCAGGAAACTGATGAGGCGCTTCCTACGAAACACTCCTGCATTAGGTGAGTTGAAGGATAAGGTATCTCGTTTGTACTTAAAAGACGGGTTCTTAACGGGTTTAGATGGCAGACATTTGTTAGTGCGTAGCGAACATAGTGCATTGAATACTTTGTTACAAGGAGCAGGGGCAATTTTAATGAAAAAATCCCTAGTTATCTTGAACAACAAGTTAAAGTGTGGTATAATAGACGCTAAGTTCTGTGCAAATGTGCATGACGAGTGGCAGGTAGAAGTCTCGGAAGAAGACGCAGAGCAAGTAGGTAAGATGGCAGTAGCGGCTATCGAAGAGGCGGGTGTGGCACTGGGGCTAAGGTGTCCAACAACAGGAGAATATAATGTAGGTAATAACTGGAAGGAAACACATTGAACGAGCGTGAGTTGAAAGAGTTGGCTACTGTTGTTGAAGGCGCAGATTGTGCAATCATCATTACAGAGAAAGATGGCGTAGTAAGCCTAGGTTTCAGTCAACATTTAAACGATATGGAAGTGTTAGATTTGTTAGCAGTTGTCACTTCCACATTTTATGACATTGCCGAAGAAGACGGTAGTGATTTGGTACATTAAGGAGTTAGTATGAATACAGAAGCAGTTAAGGTTAAAGCGGAAGTTATGTGGGCATTCTTGAACAAGCCCAACGAGATGAGTGGTAAGTTTCAGGTTGACCTATGTAACCTATCAGATAAAGCCGTAGGCGCTTTGGAAGAGATGGGTATTGAGGTCAAGACCAAAGAGGGTAAAGGCGCTTATGTCACCTGCAAGAGCACCCGACCAATTGCCGCCTACGACGATGGTGGCTCATTACTAGAGGGTGAAATTCTTGGGAACGGCTCAAAGGCAGCGGCTATCATCACGCCTTACGAGTGGTCATTCAAAGGCAAGAAGGGTGTTAGCCCATCATTGCGTAAGATGGTTATTACTGAGTTAGTACCCTACACTGGTGGTAGTGGTGGAGCGTTTGACGAAGACGATCTGCTGTAATGAATGCTCTACTTGATGCAGATATTCTCTGTTATCGAGTAGGGTTTGCTACCAACGACGAGCATGAGAACACCGCTATCGAAACAATGGCGGTGTTTTTAGAAGATTTGTTAATGTTTGATCTAGTGGACACAGATGACTATGAGTTGTTCCTAACAGGCAAAACAAACTTTCGTAATGAAGTTGCGGTAACAGTACCTTACAAAGGTAACAGGAAGGATGTTAAGAAGCCGAAACACCTACCTCTCCTACGGGAATATTTACAAACGGCATGGGGCGCTAGTGTTAGCGACGGACAGGAGGCAGATGATGACATTGCAATACGGGCAACCGAGTTGGGTGAGGAAAGTATCATTGTATCAATTGACAAAGACTTTATGCAGGTTCCGGGATGGCACTACAATTTTGTAAAGAAAGTGAAGAAGCATGTGACACCAGAGGACGGCTTGCGCTTCTTTTACAAGCAAATTTTGATGGGGGATTCTGCAGACAATATCAAAGGGATATTTCGTGTAGGCGAGAAGAAAGCGACAAAGATGCTTGCCGACCTGAAGACAGAACAACAATTTTACCAGTGTTGTGTGGAGGGACTGGGAGAAGAACGTGTTTTAGAGAATGCGAGATTGTTGTGGTTACGCCGTTATCCGAATCAAATGTGGGAGCCACCGAGTGAAAAAGTTTAAATTAGCAGGGTGTACATGGGAGGTAGTAGAAACCGAGATGCCTGACCTAGGCTCTACAAACCCCGATGAGTGCAAAATTTTAATTAACAAGAAGTTAACAAAACAAGATAAAGACGTTACCTTTTACCATGAGCTTGTTCATGCGATTATGTTTACAATGGGTGAACGTGACCAAGACGAGCGCTTTGTAGAAGGGTTTGCTCAGTTGTTGTACCAGTATGAACAACAGAAAGTATAACGACGGAGAATGGACTGAGGCAAGGTTTAGGGCATTTATAATATCTGCGCTACGAGCTTATATGAAGCGATTCCCGCCTAAGTGGAAGGCTCTTAAAGACGCAGCGGTAGGTAGGCTAATTAACAAACGAAGTGGTAGGTTAGCAGAACATTATTTGTGTGCTGATTGTGGAGACTTCTTTATTGCGAGAGATGTACAAGTGGATCACATTGAACCCGTTGTATCTCCGAAGGAAGGGTTTCAAGATTGGTGGACATATATGAATAGGTTGTACTGTGAAGCGGATAACCTACAAGTGCTGTGTAAACCTTGTCACAAACAAAAGACAGCGGAAGAACGTAAAGAGAGGAAGAAGAAATGAACGTTAAGCTAATGTGGGTAACACCTCATGCCGAAGAGATGGTTGCTTACATGGCTCGTGTCTCAAACCCAGAGAATCAGAATAACGTAGTGACAGCACCTAAGCTGCTACGTTACCTGATGAATAACAAGCATTGGTCACCCTTCGAGATGGTTAATGTTTGTATGGAGATTGAGGTAACACGGGACATAGCACGACAGATTCTGAGGCATCGGTCGTTTAGCTTCCAAGAGTTTAGTCAGCGGTATGCGGAGGCTTTGGATATGGAGTACAGTGAGGTACGGTTGCAGGATGATAAGAACCGACAGAACAGTCTTCCTACTGAGGACAGAGAGTTACAGCGCTGGTGGGATGAGATGCAACGTAGTTTGATAGCGCAAGCTAAAGGGGTGTACGGAGCTGCTCTAAACAACGGGATAGCTAAGGAGGTTGCCCGGAAGGTTTTGCCAGAGGGGTTAACAAACAGTCGGATGTATATGAACGGGACGTTACGGAGTTGGATGCACTATGTTGACATCCGGTGTGACGAGGCAACACAGAAGGAACATAGGGAAGTAGCTGATCAGTGTAAAGCGATTTTGACTGACTTGTTCCCTAGCATTTATGGAGAAAAGAATGGAAGATAAACAGTATTACCACTTTAAGAAGAAGTGCTCACGACCAAGTGTAGAGACTAGCTCAGAACACTTCTACGTTTGTAATGAGGATGCCAGATGGGATGATGTCATGCGGCAGTTTGCTGCCTTTCTAGACTCCTGCGGTTATGTCGGTGTTTATGAGAAGGTAGACATCATGTTAGAAGACTACTGGGATACAGGGTTAGATACTGGAGGCTTTCGAGCATGAAGATACTTGTTATTCCTGACTGCCAAGTGAAGCCGGGAGTAGCTACTGATCATCTAACGTGGGCAGGGAAGGCTATCGTGGATTACCGACCAGATGTTGTTATCAACATTGGCGACTTCGCTGATATGCCCTCCTTGTCTACGCATGATAAGACTGGTAGTAAATACTTTGAAGGCAAGCGTTACAAGGATGACGTTAACTGTGTGAAGGTAGCCATGAAGAAGCTGTTGAAGCCTCTACGTGATTTACAGGCAACACAGAAGATAACCAAGCACAAGGTGTATAAACCTCGTATGGTGTTAACAATGGGTAACCATGAGAACCGTATCAACCGAGCAGTGGCTAACACGCCTATGCTTGAGGGTGTGATTTCGACTGATGACCTAGATTACAAAAAAGATTGGGATGTATATGACTTTCTTAAACCTGTTTTTATCAATGGTGTTGGTTTCTGCCACTACTTCCCTGTTGGTGCTATGGGGCGACCAGCTAGTTCTGCTAGTGTTATCGTTAATAAGCTGCACATGTCTTGTGTTGCAGGGCATCAACAAGGTAAGCAAGTTGCTTATGGCAAAAGAGCAGACGGAACCGCCATCTGTGGGATAATCGCTGGTAGCTACTACCTACACGACGAAGACTACATGGATCAACTAAGCAACACACATTGGCGTGGGTTGGTCATGTTGAACGAGGTTAAGGACGGGGCTTTCGACGAGATGTTTCTCTCTATGAATTACTTACAGAAGAAATATGCTGACGATACCTGACATTTGTGATAAACTAAAACGTCTGGACGAGGTGACAATCTTGGAGCTGTTGGAGATTAACAGTGAAGAGATTGTCAACCGTTTTCAGGATAAGATAGAAGACATGGCTGATTATTTAGAGGAAGCACTTGATGACAATTAAAATAAACTTAGAACGGGACAAACTGTTCGACGCTCTCGGACTACAACGGTTGCGTGAGAGTTACATGATGGAGGAGGAGGTTAGCCCACAAGAGAGGTTTGCGTATGTATCGGAAGCGTTCGGAAGTAATCCTGAGCATTCTCAGCGACTTTACGAGTATAGTTCTAAGCATTGGTTGTCTTATAGCACTCCCATTCTTTCTTTTGGCCGTAGTAAGCGTGGACTTCCTATTAGCTGCTTTCTTAATTACATTGAAGACAGTGCTGAAGGTCTCGTTGACAACTTATCTGAAACTAATTGGCTTAGTATGTTGGGTGGCGGTGTTGGCATACACCTTGGGATACGTAACAGTGATGATAAATCAACTGGTGTTATGCCACACCTCAAAATGTACGATGCTTCCTCTTTGGCTTACCGACAGGGCAGAACACGTCGGGGTTCTTATGCAGCGTTTCTTGATGTAAGTCACCCAGACATCATTCAGTTCTTGGAGATGCGTAAACCGACGGGTGATCAAAACCTGCGGACGCTTAACCTGAACCACGGTGTTAACATAAGCGATGAGTTTATGCAGGTGATCGAACGGTGTATGAAAGACCCAGAGGCCAATGACGATTGGGCATTAAAAAACCCCGCCAATGGCGAGGTCGTAGAAGTGGTCAGTGCTAAGGGGTTGTGGCAGAAGATGTTGGACTTACGTATGCAGACGGGTGAGCCATACTTCATCTTCATTGATACGGCTAACAGGGATATGCCTGAGTGGTTAAAGGATAAAGGGTTACGTATTAACGGGTCTAACCTGTGTACCGAAATCTTCCTGCCCACTAGTGCTGACCGAACGGCTGTGTGTTGTTTATCTAGTGTTAACTTGGAGTACTATGATGATTGGAAAAATAATGATCAGTTTATCCCGGATGTTATGGAAATGTTGGACAATGTTGTCGAGTACTTTATCACTAACGCTCCTAAGCATATTAGTCGTGCTGTACGGTCTGCTACTGCCGAGCGGTCTGTTGGATTAGGTTCGTTAGGCTTTCATGCTTACTTACAAAAGAACAACATGCCTATCGATGGGGTGATGGCTAAGTTAACAAACAAAGATATTTTTGCTCATATTAACAAGGAGTGTGCTCGTGCAGATAATATTCTCGTTCTTAAAAGAGGTGCTTGCCCGGATGCAAGTGAGTTTGGCATTCAGCGTCGCTTTAGTCATCATATGGCTATCGCTCCCAATGCTTCTTCCAGTCTTATTATGGGTAACACTTCGCCATCCGTGGAGCCGTATCGAGCAAATGTTTTTAGGCAGGATACCCTAAGTGGTGCATTTGTCTACCGTAATCGATTCTTGTCGGAGCGTCTTGCTGGACTTGGTATGGATGACGATGACACTTGGGCTTCTATTATTGCCAACGATGGTAGCGTTCAGCATTTGGGCATACCAGAAGATGTGAAGGAAGTATTTAAGACAGCGATGGAGATTGACCAGCGATGGTTAGTCGAGTTGGCGGCAGATAGACAAGTGTTTATCGACCAAGGACAGAGTGTTAATTTATTCTTCCAGCCTAACACAACCATTGCCTACTTACATGCTGTACACTTCATGGCGTGGAAGATGGGGCTAAAGAGCTTGTACTACCTCCGCTCTGATAAGGTGCGTAAAGCAGACAAGGTTGGTGCTCAGGTTAAACGTCAACGTATTGAGGAGACGATTGATATGACAGCTATCGTGAACGGGGAAACATGCCTAGCTTGCGAAGGTTAAGTTGGATAAGGTGGTTAGAGATAATCACCTGTCTACACATTATTGCTAACACATGGAGACAATGGTAATGAAACCACAATTGACAGAAGAGAGAAACACATTCAAGCCGTTTAAATACCCTTGGGCATATGACGCTTGGTTGCAACATGAGCAGAGCCATTGGTTACACACAGAAGTGCCAATGGGTGAGGACTTAAAGGACTACCAGAAGAAGCTAACCAAGTCGGAGAAAGACTTCCTAACCAAAATCCTACGCTTCTTTGTGCAGGGTGACCTAGACATTGGTGACGGGTACTACACCCACTACCTACCAGTGTTTAAACAGCCGGAAGTGCGGATGATGATGTCAGGTTTTGCTGGTCGTGAGGCTTTACATGTAGCTGCCTATGCCCACCTAATTGAGACGCTGGGGCTGCCTGAGAGCACCTACAACGAGTTTATGCAGTATGGTGAGATGGTAGAGAAGCATGAGTACTATCAGACGCTTGGTGACGCTCCTATGGCTGAGAAGATTGCCACTATCAGCGCCTTTGGTGAGGGTATGCAGTTGTTCTCGTCGTTCGTCATGTTGTTAAACTTTGCTAGACATGGTAAGCTCAAGGGGTTAGGCCAGATTATTGCTTGGTCAATCGTTGATGAGACACAACACGCTGAGGGTATGATTAAGGTCTACCGTGACTGGGTGAAACAGAACCCAGAAGAGAGCAGTAGTGACCGCATCAAGGAGATTGCTCAGGAGATGGTAGCGCTAGAGGATAAGTTCATTGACCTTGCCTTTGGTATGTTTGAGGTAGAGGGTTTACGTGCAGAGGATGTTAAAACTTACATCCGATACATTGCAGACCGTCGCCTGATCAGCATGGGTATGAAGGGTATATTTAAGGTGAAGAAGAATCCTCTGCCTTGGGTGGATGGTATGTTAGGCGTAAGCCACACTAACTTCTTTGAACAACGGGTAACAGATTATTCCAAAGGAGCCACTAACGGCACTTGGGATGACGTATGGGGTAAGGCAGCATGATGGAATTAGCTATAACACCTGAGATGATTAAAGAAGCTAAACAAAAAGATAAAGAAATGGGTACTTTAAAAAATAGCATAACAAAAGGAAAAGGAAATTTAGCTGGTTTTCTAGGAGAAATCCTTGCTAATAAAGCATTGAAGGGTCGTATTAGCAATACATATCAATACGATATAGTATTAGAAGACGGTAAAACAGTTGATGTTAAAACTAAAAACACAACTGTAAAACCACTGCCTTCGTATGATTGTTCAATAGCAGCTTTTAATATCACACAAAAATGTGATCTCTATTGTTTTGTTAGGGTGAAGAATGATCTAACAAAAGGGTGGGTACTTGGTGTTTATGATAAAAGCGAATACTTTAAAGATTCTGTTTTTATGAAAAAAGGTGAAGTAGACCCCTCTAATAATTTTGTAGTTAAAAGTGATTGCTATAATCTCAAGATTAATAAACTGAAAGAAATCGAGGAGGTAAAAGCTTAATGGTAACAAGAAAGAAAACAACAGACGCTGACACTAAACCGCAACATGGGTTAAAGATGCGACTGGATGACATGTTAACAATCAGTCCTAAGACAGAGAAGCAGAAGGAGTTCTTTGATGCCTACCAACAGGGTCATTACTTCTGTGCGCTGTCTGGGGTAGCTGGTACGGGTAAGACCTACATTGCCTTCTACAAGGCGCTTGAGGAGGTTATGGACAAGTCTAATCCCTATGCTAAGCTTGTTATCATCCGTAGCAGTGTGCAGAGCAGGGAGATGGGTCACTTGCCGGGAGATGCCGAGGAGAAGATGAACCAGTTTACAGAGCCGTACAAGCAGATAGCGGCTGAGCTGTTCAAACGCAAAGACGCATGGGATAGGTTAGTCGAGCAAGGGTATGTGGAGTTCCTCTCTACCTCGTTCATTCGGGGTACGACGTTTAACAATGCTATTGTTATGCTGGATGAGAGTCAAAACTGTACAATGCACGAGCTGGATACCATCATCACCCGTATCGGTCACACGTCCAAGTTCTTTCTGTGTGGTGACTACAGGCAGGTTGACCTAAAGAAGAGAGATGACAAGAGTGGGTTGCTGGAGTTCCTAACCATCCTACGGTCAATGAAAGAGTTTACAGAGATTGAGTTCTCCATCGCTGACATTGTTCGTAGTAGTTTGGTTAAGAATTACATCATCGCTAGAATTAAACACGAGGATAACAAATGATTGCTATAAACATGCGCCTAGGTATTGGGTTTGACATTGAGCATAACGACAACATATGCCATGTGGTAGGCGATGAGGAGGGTAGGTTTATCGCTGCCTATGAGGGGCTTATCATTAGAATCCCCTTCTTCTCTGTTTACATCGGTGAGTTTAGCGAGTTAGATGAGGAAGTGTTGGAAGTAGAAGATTAAAAAAGCCCCTAGGCATCACTGCTTAGGGGCTTTTTAGTTTATAGACTATTTAATGTGTCTTCATCAATAACAATTTCATCTTCAGTTTGAAAACTAGGCGTTCCCAATTTATCCAAAGTTTCTTGGTCAATAACAATATCTTCTGTCACCGCCGGAGAAGCGTCTGTTCTTGGTGTGAGTACATTAGCTGTAGTACTAGCGGCTGTAAATTTAGTCTGTGGGGTTATAAACAGATTCTCAACTTTTGTTAACTCATCTAGAACTTTAGTGCTTTGCGGTGATAAAGCTGATTGTTTTAACACATTAGCGGCTTCAGGTCTGAGTAGAGCTTTCATCCATTGAGCGTCGGTTAAACCTCTTTTTTTAAACAACTCAGCGCCCACGTCCATTGTTAATTGAGCGGCTTTAGCTGGAGCATAGCCAGCGACAGCCCCAATAGCGACTGGTAATTCTTTTCTAGCTGCTTGTAACGCACGGCTAACTTGTTCTGGCTCCTTATCAACTTGCATCTTTCTAGTAAATGTTTGAGCATCTTTCATTCTAGAAGTAAACTCACCCGAATTAGACCCGAAAGATTTAGCTACCATATCAGCAGTATTTTTGTCTGAAGCTTGTAACTTACTCCAGTTGTCTGCCATCTCACCTAGCTTATAACCTTCAGTACCATCGTCAAAAGTACCATAAGCGGCGCTAAGAAAATCATTAGCTACTTTTTCATCAATAGCTTTTAATGATTCTGCTCTTGTATCTCCTACCCAACCCCTAAATAAAGTACGTTGTTCTTTATTTAATTTAGAATACTCACCGTATAAATCGTCAAAGTTAACATCGTTCAATGATTTATCTTGTAAGTACTTAGGTATCCCTTTAGAAATAAAAGCATCATATTGGTCAGAAGCATTTTTATACTGAGTACGGGCTGATATTAAATTGCCTAAAGCTTTCTTATCTTTTGTATCAGTAGCAGCTTTCAATGAAATACTCAAATCATCATTTAAACCACTAAAAACAGCAGAGTTAATTCTTTTATGATCTGTTGTTGTTAACTGGTTTATCATTGCATCGCCTTGCCCTGCCTTCTTACCAAAGCGAGACATCAATGATCTTAACTTAGAAGTATTTATTTTCGGATCAAAACCACCAGCAATATTTTCTTGAATACTGTTAATATATTTAATAGCATTTTCAGCTTCTGGTGTTCCCTCATCTAAAAACTGAACTTTAAGGTTGTTTAGATTTTCAACAGTCTTATTGGTGTTAATAATGTTTTTATCGCCAACTTCAGCTAATGCCCGAGTAAAGTTAACATCCCCTGCTGTTTTACGTGCCTTCTTTAGATCGTTAAGTTTTTTAGCAACAACACCTGACATACCCCGAGCAGCTTCTTCAGTTGTCTGAGCACTTGGTTTAGGCGTAAGAATCTTTATTGTTTCTTTAGTAGCCGCCTCATCTAACTTATGAAATAATTCAGCGTATTTAGGATTAGTTCGGAGTTTTTGTAGAACAAATGCAATCTCTGCGTCATTAGAACCTTGACCAGTCATCATAAACTTTTTAAATTTATTAGCAGTGGTAGGCGGTAATTCTTTTAAAACTTCATTAATTTTCTTATCTTTAAAAAACTTAGAACCTTGTTTAACACCTTGCTTAACAAGCTGACCAAGACTAATAGCCATTGCCATGTATTCTGGTGTGTTATATGTTAGCTCGTCGCCTTCTGTTCCTGATGTGGGCACACCAGCCGCCTCTAACAAACGAGTGCGAACATCTTTTATGTTAGTGTCCAAACCCCAATTAATACCCATAATAGCTAAATCAGGAAGACCAGTAACGACACCAGTCAAAGCTGAAGTAACACCAGCAGCAGCATTGAGGCGAGATATTTCTTTCTCATCACCTCGTAATTGAGCTTGTTTTAAACGCTCGTTGAGAGTCTTATCAGAAGAACCTTTGAAGAACTCACCATCTTCAGAGATTAACTCCATCACACTTGGGACTTTTGTTGCCATGATATACCTTTATTTAATTTTTCCAGCTTTACGCAATGCACGTTCAGCTTGTTTGTTAGTTAGATTAGCATATTGAGGATTAGCTTTCAATCTTGAAATTAAACTTGTTATCTCAGCTTCAGAACTTCTCTTTGGTATTTCGATTGGCTCAAGTTTTTCACCACTAGCTTTCATATACCGATCTAATTGACCTGATGCAAGCTTTTTATTGTATTTTTTGATAGCTCGTTCTGCTACAGTAATACGAAGATTTGTCAATTTCTTAAGCGTCTCTTCATTTAAGGTAGTAGTACCAGTCATAACACTACGCAAAAACTCACGTTCAGGTATGGTATCCAAACCACGAGCACCAATACCAAGAGCATTAATCTGCGTAAATACTTCACTGCCCATCAATGCGTCTAAATATTCAGTATCTGACACCTTCTTACCAGCCTCTTTAGCAGAAGTAAATTGATCTACAATACGATAGAAATCCTTTATAACACCGGAACCAATACCTGTTAACAAATCATCTGAAGTTGCAATCAAGTTAGCAGTTTCATACATTTTAGGTAAAGATTCCGCAACAGACTGGGCTGAACTAACAAATTTCAAATCCTTTACACCCGCTCCTTTAGCAACGGTTTTAGAATACTCTGTTTCTTCTGGTGACATAGTTACAGAAACTCCAGCTTTAGAGGCTGCTTCTTTAGCATCTTCCTCAACAAGTCTAGCTACCTCTGCTTGTTCTTGCATAGTTAAAGAATTAAAAGGCTTTTCAAATACTTTTATTGCTTTAAGGTAAGCTTTAGTACCGACAGATGGTTCTTTATCGGCAGCGCTTACTGTCTCTTTCTCAATAGCCTTCTGATATGCTTTATATTCTGGAGTTCCGGCTTCATATTTCTTCTGTTCTGCAAGCAACTTAGCCAAAGCAGAAGTAGGTACTTTATCAGCTTTAGGCATTTGAGCACCAATAGCCATCGCTTCTGCCGTTAATCCACGCTTCTGTAGCGCTTGCATAATTGCCTTCAATACCGCTACTTGGTCTGACATGTTCACACCACTAGCTTGTACCTCATCCATCGCTTCTTTCTTCAAGCGCTCCTTCTCTTCCCTAGGGTCTTTAACACCCGCAATCTTCTGCACCCCTTGCCCTAACATATTACCCATGTTACTTCCCACGGTAGCAATAAAAGACTGTGGGGTAGTAGATTGGCCTAGTTGTTGTTGGAAAAGCTGTTGCTGTTTCATCTGTTCAGCACGTGGGTCGTACCCGCCTGTTAACATACTGTAAATATCTGTAGCCATTATGTCTCCTTATACCTCAAAGGGGTTGCGTTGTACCCCGAGGCTGTTTAACTGGTTTAACTGGGATGCGGTAACAACAGGTGCTGGATTATTATTATTACTGTTAGTACTTGGATTTATCTGGTTGTTTAGTCTATTCATCCCCATATTCATCAAGTTATTACCTATAGCAGCACCAGCATAAGCAGAGCCGGGAATAAGTGGGTTTGGCGTGTTCATAGCTTTATATTGCAATTGATTACCCTGCAACCCTGTTAGCCCTGTCTGTTGACGCTGATAAGCTTCTTGACCACCTGTAAGCATTGCTTGAGGAGTACGTAGAGCACCTTGACCGTATGTCTGAGCCGCTGCACCTAAGTTGCTGTAGACGTTGCCCATACCAGTACCATAGATACCAGCCTGTACCGCACCTGCTTGAGCCTGTTGAGCACCTAGGTTACCACCAAGTGTAAGTTGACCCATACCATACTGTTCTGGAGCTTGACCAGCGTTAAACAACCCTTGTGTATAATTCAGTTGGTTAGCTTGTTGCGTTTGACCAGCTTGTGTAGCATTAGCGGCAATCTGAGCGTCAGCCTGAGCACGAGCACGATCTCTTTGGAATTGCTCTTGGTTAACATAACCGCCTACACCTGCACCAGCGGCCTCAGAGGAAATACCCATTCCAATACGACCTCGACTGAGTTGTTGGTTACGTAGGGCTAAATCTTCTGCCGTGCGCTGAGGCTGTAACAACCCCTGCTGTTGTTGCATATACTGAGCAGCTGCTTCTTGTGGCGTAGCTGTTAAACCCGCTGCTGCCCCTTGTGCTGTACCGTACAAGCTCTTCTGATACGCTTGCATTTCAGGAGATAGGTTAAACCCTGCTGCACCTGTGTCTTTATCAAAGAAAGTACCGCCAGTAGCTGTTTTGATTGAGTATGGACGGAAGTTAGCCATATCAGTCATCTGAGCGGTGTCGCTTAGCTGACTCTGAGCAATCTCTGTCTGTACGTTACCAATAGCATTGGCAGCTCGTTCTTGAGCTTGAGCTAGAGTGATTAGACCAGCATCATAGTCAGCAAACGCTTGGTCTGCTACTGATCGTTGGATGCCTGTATCTTGACGCAGTTGTTCTCGTACTCGCTGTTCTTCTGCTAAACGTAAGGCATCTGATGCTGCTTGAGCGTCTGATGCCTTACCAGCCGCACTACTTGTTAATAAACCACCTACTAAAGCGGGGGCAACGGTTGTAAGTAAACTCATTATACTGTCCTCTTCCACATTTTAACAACCACATAGGGCTGTACGTTGGTATTAACCCCGCCAGTAGCTACAGTGGCTGTTCCTGTTGTTAATGAATCTGTTCCTGTTGCTGCTGTCACTGAGTGTGTGTGAGTTGATGTTGCAATGTCCTTACTACCACCAGTTTCTTCTAGCGTGTTAAACAAAGCATCTGTAGCATCTTGACCCACAATAACCTTACCAACACCAAACTCTACCCATGTACCAAAGCCCAACAAAGTAGCTGGGTTAGTGCCTAAGGTAGAAATATACAAAGCACCTACTGGGTAAATAACCTGAGCGACAAGCCCGGCATACGCAGAGGTGTTTTGGAAGGACGCATTAACAAAAGCTGTTGTAGCTATTTGTGTTGTCTGTGTGCCTACTGTAGCTGTCGGTGCTAGTGGAACCCCTGTAAAGGTAGGGCTAATTGCGTTTGACTTACTGTTAACTGCTGTTTGAATAGCGTTGAACTCATCGTCAAATTCCGTACCCTTGATGATCTTATCTGGATCACTAGGAAGGAGGGCATCCTTCGCAGCAAAGTTTGTAGCCTTAGTATATTGAGCCATTTATTCTGTCCTTCCGCCTTTAATGAAAACATCTATCTTTTGTACTGAGAGTTCTGCGTTGTTAACATCAGATTCAAAGCCAATTTGAATAGTAGAGCCGTAACCTCCCACACTACTCCTAATCTTTTCTAACACAATGCCTTTTGAAAACTCACTATAATCTACAACAGTAAAAGAAGTTTCCCATGTGCTTGTTACATCTGTCCACGCTGAGCCACTCCACTGATAAACATTGTTGTCATCTGTTGTCATGTAGGCGTCCCCTGTATTAGGAGCACCGGGTAGCGCAGCGTAGTTAGCAACCACACCTTTAAACTCTGAGTAAGTAACAAACTTGTCTACGTTATACTCAAAGATTTCTCCAGCTTGCAACACAAAAGGATATGAACGATAAGCACCAGAGTAATTAGTTGCTACTTTGATAGTAAACTGTTGGTTAGCTCCTCCTAGGATAGTAGCGCTAATCTTCTTTATAATCTTGTTAGTAGTAGGGGAGCCAAAGTCAAAGTAGTGAGAGTAGTAACGAACCCTATAGGAAGCCGTGTTATCTGTGTAACCTATGTACTTCCCAATGCCGTTAACCTTACCAATTAACACATCCCTGTTGCGTAAGCGTAGGAAAGAATCAGCCTCGTATTGGTTCCAAATAGTAACACGAGACGCTCCGTTCTCTAATGCACTACGCATGTCTAAACAATAAACAGTCTTAAGAGAAGGGAAAGAGAGCAGGTAGAAAGCATTGATCTCAGAGTAAACACTAGATATGTTGTCTAGGTTACCCGCCAAAGAAGCCTCTGTATTAAGATCATCTAACAAACCATCTCGGACATTAACTGTTAAGTCTCGCATAGGCAAGCTCTTCTCTTGGAGGAGGCGACCTAAGCTACGAATACCAGTGTCAGAGAGGAAGATTAAGTCAGTACCTGTATTCTGTACACTCTTGTGAGCCACACAACCGACACCAACAATAATATCCTGTAAAGCAAAGTTAATGGATATTGGGTTATCAGCACCTGAGTAGATGACAATATGATGGCGACAGAAGATGATTAAGAAGTTATTATGTGCCGCTATGGATATAATGTCATCAGTGTTATCAGGTAGCACTGAGGCAATGTTTAAGGAGCCGCTAGAGCCTCCATTGAAGGCAGGGAAAGCAGTGTCTACAATATCAGTAGACCAGTAGACAGCATTCTTAGTAAACGACCAGTAGCGACCCCAAGCCGCTATAACACCATTAGGATACGCTGTGCCGAAGTTTTGAGTAACGCCTGTGTATGTTGTTATTGTTTTAACTACAGGAGTTGCTGCTGAGTTGTAGATAAGAGGTTCTTGGCCTTCTTGCACCAATATAGAAGTGTCGTTTAAGTTAGCACCACTCCAGTTGTTACTTGTAATTGTGTATGCTGCTGGAGTAACATCAGTCAAAACATCACCAACACCACCAGTAAAAACCTTGTTATTACCAGCAGAGAGGGTGTCTAAGCTATCGTCAGCATTAACATGCTCCAACATAAACTTAATAGGTTCTCCGCTTAGTTGGGCAGAGCCTGTGGTGGTTTGCATTGTCCACCCCTTACGTGCCCCTAGACGCCCATACTTATCAATAATAACATTGTCAGCTACTTCCGCAAAGTTGGGAGATAAGGTAACACCACTCTCTTGGGTGTTTAAACCGAAGAAACCGGGTGTTACAATGGAAAGAGCTTCAAGTTGTTTCATACTGTATACCACACCACTTCTTCAGGGTGACGATTAGCGTCCATAGCAATCTCGTCAGCCAAGGCTATCTCAGCAGACTTGTAGGCATTGATACTCTGCTGTCCACCATCCTCACCACGCTCTTCAATAGCCATCGCTGTGGCTAACAGGATGATAGGTCGTGTAGGGATATAGATACGATCTGAGTCATTAACTAACACTTGGTTACGCAAGACCACGTTAAAACGAGTAACATACACACCATCAGGGATCGGGTAGACATCAACTAAAGTATCCCCATCATCACTGACGCCGTTAAAGGTGTAATACTGAGGAGAACCTGTAGGTGGGTTCTCTAGCATATAAGCCTTGTTAAACCAGCTAGAAGTTTGATACTGTAGCTCATTCCTAGAGGTAGCATCCCAAGCATCTAACACTTCAAAGTTATTACTACTACCTTGAATCTCGTAGTTAAAAGCCCCTGCTGTTGTGTTACCTGAAAGTGTCTGACGTAAACCACCCCACTTCCAAGCTACCTCAGCCTGACTCTTAGCCTCGTTAACAAAGTCACCAATCAGACGAGCATAACTGTTTGAGTTACCTTCACCCTGTACTGTGTCAACCGTGCTTTCTCGAAGTCGCCGTAAAACACTATTTACTGCTTCAACATATGTCATTATGTATTCCTTTTGTAGTTATTATACCACACTTTTTATCTTTTGTCAAGGGTTAAACTGCCGCACCACTATAAAAAGAACCATCTGGCATCGCTGAATCAAAACTTGTGCCTGAGTTTACAGTCCCTGTAACAGGATATGACCTAGCGCCAGAATCGTAAACAGCCCCGGGATTAACTGCACGTGTTTGCGCAGGAGCAGCCGGGTCAATATTACTATTCAAATAAACATCTCTGTACCAATTATCTGTCGCTGGTGTAGTACCACCTCCGTCTCCGTACTCTCCTGTACTTAATAATTGTTGTATAATTTGTTGTTGTTGCACTGCCGCCGCCTCAGCCGCTGCTTTGTTTTTAGCAGCTTGCTGAGCTTCCAAGTTTGAACGCATTTGAGACAGATCAGTCCGTGGAGCAGATAAGTACCCTTGGTTAATATCACGCACACCTTGAACAGAACTAAACAAACTAGAGATGTCTGAGGGTACTGGTGACTGGAAACCTGTGCTCATCATACCCGGTGTATCTACACCTTGGACAGGCTGAGGACGTAAGGTTGGGACAACACCGGGAGACGCTTGTGTCAGGGGTTGTTGTGAATAAAAATTAAGAGGTACTTTACCCTGTATCCCTAAGTAATCATTTACAGCGTTATTAGCAACACTAGGGTCAGTTCCCATAGATTGCGTAAACAAACTGGCTACTTGGTTTGGTGTTAACCCTAGTTCTTGTCTCCGTGCGTCTATTAGTCCTGATACATCCTCACCAGCAGCTATGCGCCGCTGCATGTCTTCAAAGTAAATTCGTGATGCATCTAACTGTTCAGGTGAAAACTGCGTACCTTGTTGAGATAACATAGTTCCCGTATTAGCTGACCCCATGTTATTAACAACATCTTGGAAACCAACTTCGTCAGCTGTGCCAAACCTTAACCGATTACTTTCATTTATCTGTTCATCAGTAGGCGCATTATTAACAGCAAGCTGAGTAAGAGGGTTTGTAGCGTCAGTTTGTGCCGCATAAGCAGCTGTTGCACCGGGGTTTAATTCTAGTATTTGATCAACTTGGTCAAATGGAATGTTGGTTTGTCGTGCGTAGTTAAGCAGTGTTTCTCTAACGTCACCACCTTCAGGAGTTAACCGTTGAGCTTCTGCAATAATTTCTTCTCTAGTAAACATATTATTCTCCGTCAAAAGCTAAAACAGCTTGTTCTTTTCTTAAATCAAAAGAAGCCATAACATTCATTAAAGAACCAGCTTCTGTTAAAACTTGGAGTGAATCTCCGCTTTGCATTACCATACTATCGCTAAACTGTACATAGTTGTTAGCAGTTAATACATATTCAGTTATAATGTAAATCTTATGGGTAATGTCGTGAGCGTGTTGCCAATAAACACTAACAGTTTTATTGTTACCCTGTCGGTTACTAACAAAAAGCGTACTAACCTCAGCTTTGTAACCAGCAGGAACTTTGAACAACTCTGTTAACGTATCGGGTTGTATTACTTTACCTACTGTATGTCTCATTTCTTCTTCTTCTTATTCTGCTTTGAACGCCCATTACGTTCTGGTAATTTTCTATTCATAGTTGACCTTTCGTTACAACAAGCCAGATAAGACCAGCTACAATGACTACCCCTGTTACAACAGAAGCGATAATTAAGAATCCATTAATCCAAGCCCACATCAACTCTTTACGTTTCATCTGGGCTAAGACAATCTCTCTAGCCTCAGCATTACGTTTACGCTTGGCCTCAGCTTGAAACTTTAACCAATCATCCCACAAGCCCGGTCTGCCTTGGTAGATGAACAGCTCTTGTAAAGCTGCCTCATGTTGTTTAATCTGTTCAAGGGCAAAGAAAGCCTCAGAGTCTGATCCCGACTGACTAGCTTTCTGGACTAACTTACTCTTGTTATCAAAGAATTTAAAGATGTGTGAACCCGCTGCCATGATGTCTCCACCGTTGGCTATGGTTTCTTTAATCACACCAAAGGCAGCGTTGGCTATCGCCAGTTCAGCAAGCATGTTATTTCCTATATTCTGCAATCATAAACGAGAAAGCGGTAACAACACCAGCAATCCAAAGTAAGGGTTTAGCCGCCCTAGCAATCCATTCTAAAACTGTGAAAGCCCCTT